AGAAGCCTACTAAGCAGAAGGTTCGCGGTGCCGGTATCGCTCGTAAGGGTGTACGCCCAGCGAAGATGCGATGAGGCACTACTATAAGAAAGGCGGGAAGGTTAAATCAGGGGGCAAGATATGCCCTTCTGGTAAGGCGTGGGCTAAACGCACCTTTGATACCTACCCATCTGCTTACGCAAACATGGCAGCTTCTAAGTATTGCAAAGACCCTAACTACGCTAAAGGCAGTAAGAAAAAGAAGAAGTAATGGCTAAAGACCCAAAAGTAGGGACAGGTAAAAAGCCAAAGGGCAGTGGCAGAAGGCTGTACACGGATGAGAATCCTAAAGATACAGTGCCTATAAAGTATGCCACTGCACAAGATGCTCGTGACACTGTTGCTAGGGTTAAGAAAATAAGGAAGCCTTTTGCTAGAAAGATACAAATACTCACGGTATTGGAGCAGCGAGCAAAGGCAGCAGGTAAGCACACTCAAGCGGGTATTGCGAAACGTGGCAAGGAAGCCATACGCAGGGCGCGGAAGGTAGAGTAATGGGACAATTAAAACAGTGGCGTGACCAGCAATGGGTACGTATCGGCACCGATGGCAAGATCAAGGGGCCGTGTGGTACGTCAAAGGATAAAAAGAACCCAGACCGCTGCTTACCAAAAGCTAAAGCACAGTCGCTAAGCCAAGCTGAACGTGCCACCACAGCGCGTAAAAAGAAAAAAGCTGGGGCAAAAGGCAAGACAGTGGTTTCTAATACGCCTAAAGCTAAGGTAAAAACCGCAAAAAAAGGCGGTATGATCCGCGAAAACCATAAGGGTTGCGGAGCAGTCATGGGCAACCGTAGAAAGAAAACCTTATACGTAAAAGGTAGTAAGCCATGACAACATCTGGAACAACCGCATTTGAGATGGATTTCACGGAGATCGCTGAAGAAGCGTGGGAACGTGCGGGCCGTGAAATGCGTTCAGGGTATGACCTTCGCACTGCTCGCAGATCTATGAATTTGATGACTATTGAGTGGCAAAACCGTGGTCTTAATCTGTGGACGATAGACGAGGGCACAGTAAATCTGGTCAAAGACACCGCACAATATGACTTACCTGCGGATACCATTGATTTGTTAGAACAAGTTATACGTACAAATTCTGGTGATGAGTATACGCAGCAGGATCTTACGATAAACCGTATTAGCGTTAGTACATACGCATCTATACCTAACAAGCTAACAGAAGGTAGACCGATACAGGTATACATCGAAAGACTCGTAGCCAACCCAAAAATAAATGTATGGCCTGTACCCGACAAAAATAACACCTATGTCTTCAAGTATTACCGTATGCGGCGTATACAGGACGCAGGTAGTGGAGTAGAAACTCCTGATGTGAACTTTAGGTTTCTACCCTGTTTGGTTGCAGGGCTGGCGTATCACATAGCCATGAAAGACCCAGAACTAGCACCCCGTATACCTCTACTTAAAGACGTTTACGAAGAGCAGTTTAGGTTAGCCGCCGAAGAGGACAGGGTAAAAACGCCAGCGCGTTTTGTGCCTAAGATAGGTTATGTCTAACCGCTTCGCTTCTACAAAACGTGCTATCGCAGAGTGTGATATTTGTGGATTTCAGTTCAAGTTACGAGAACTAAAAGAGCTAATACGAAAAGGGAAAACTACTAATCTAAAGGCTTGTCACGAGTGCTGGAACCCTGACCACCCTCAACTGAAGTTAGGTGAGTTTCCTGTAGATGACCCTCAAGCCATACGTGATCCAAGACCTGATAGGAGTCTAGGCGAGGCAGGTAGCAATAGCAGTAGACAGATACAGTATAGTTTTAATCCAGTTGGTGCGGGTAGAGACCCGTTTGGTTTAACACCTAATGCCCTTGTTGCTACAGGGGAAGTAGGTACAGTAACGGTAACAACAACTTAGGTGATCTTATGAAGAATATGAGCACAGTGAAGCCAGTAAAAAATGCTCCTAAGACAGACATGAAGAATGTTAAAACCACGGGTATAAAAATTCGTGGTACGGGTGCGGCTACAAAAGGAACTATGGCCCGTGGGCCTATGGCGTAAACCATGAGTATGACCTACTCACAGCTAACGGCGAACATACAGGACATTTGTGAAACCACGTTTACAAGTGACCAACTTGCTATGTTTGTGCAGCAGACAGAACAGTTTATATACAACACTGTTCAGCTTCCGTCGTTAAGAAAAAATGTATCGGGCACTATAACGCTAGGTAACAAGTATTTAGCTGTGCCATCGGACTACCTGTACACCTATAGTTTGGCTGTGGTTAATAGTGATGGATCTTTCGACTTTCTACTCAATAAAGATGTTAACTTTATCCGTGAAGCATACCCCACGCCTACATCTACGGGTGTCCCTAAACATTACGCTAACTTTAACGATGAAACATTTATTCTTGGCCCCACACCAAACGCTAGTTTTACTGCAGAACTTCATTACGGGTATTACCCAGAGTCTATTGTTACTGCTAGCACGCTGCCGTGGCTTGGCGAAAACTTTGATTCTGCGTTGTTAAATGGCTCTTTAGTTGAAGCGATACGGTTTATGAAAGGTGAGCCTGATTTAGTTGCTATGTACGATAAGATGTTTGGTCAATCGCTGACTTTGTTGAAGGTATTGGGTGACGGTAAGCTGCGTGGGGATACATACAGAGAAGGTCAGTATACGCAGGCAGTTACATAGTATGTTTATGAAAGCACCAGAAATAGAAATAGGGCAGGTTACGGTAGCCACCACTGAATACAAAGGGCATGACCCAGAGTATTGGGCTGAACAGGCTACCAATCGTATTGTGAGTGTCGGTGGCAATTGTCACCCAGCCATAGCTCAACAAGCAGAAGCGTTCAAAGAGATGGTACAAACTCTAGTTTGTCTGTATATGAAAGAAGCAATAAAGAGTGATAGGACTACGCTGATCGCGCAATTATTGAAACAAGGTCATGGCGACATGGCGGAAATACTTAGGAGAATCTAATGGCTATATCGACAGCTATGTGTACGTCGTTTAAGCAAGAGTTACTTGTTGGCACACACAATTTTACTGCTAGTTCTGGCAACTCATTTAAGTTGGCTTTGTACACAAGTTCAGCATCTTTAGGTGCCGGTACAACAGCGTACACAACATCTAATGAGGTATCTGGCACAGGATATACAGCAGCGGGTGCAGCACTTACGAGTGTAACGCCGACCACATCAGGCACCACAGCGTTCTGTGATTTTAGCGATTTGACCTTCTCCAGTAGCACCATAACTGCGAATGGGGCACTTATATATAACGACACACAAAGCGATAAAGCTGTCTGTGCGTTAGCGTTTGGTGGAGATAAGACCAGCACGGCTGGAGATTTTACTATTACGTTCCCTACAGCAGACGCTAGCAATGCAATTATCCGCATTGCATAGGATTTAATGTGTGGCAAATGTTACTGGCTGGGGTAGAGGCACTTGGGGCGAAGATGCGTGGGGCGAACCTGATCTCGTCGATGTTACAGGTGTATCCGCAACTGGAGCCATCGGTGCAGTTACGGTTGCGGCAAGCGCAAATACCTCTGTCACAGGCGTTTCAGCAACAAGCGCAGTCGGATCGGTCACTGTATCGGCAGACGCTAATGCTACGGCTACGGGCACTGCTGGGACAGGCGCTGTTGGAACTGTATCAGTCACGGGAACGGCTAATGTTACATCACCTAGTGTCACGAGCACGGGCGCAATCGGTTCGGTTTCCGTTAGTGCAAATGCAAACACTTCGGCCACCGGAGTATCTTCGACAGGATCGGTGGGATCTGTTTCTATTGCCGCTTCTGCGAATGTCAGTCCTACTGGTGTTGTTGGCACTTCAACCGTTGGCTCAATTACAGTCGCGGGTGCAGCAAACACTTCAGTTACAGGTGTTAGTGGAACTAGCACTGTTGGTTCTGTTACTGCCACTGGCGCTGCTGACGTTACTGCCACTGGGATTAGCGGCAGTGGTGCAATCGGTTCGGTATCTATTACTGGCGATTCATCAGTTACCCCAACAGGTGTTGAAGGTACTGGTGCAGTTACCACGGTATCTATCGAACTGGGCATCACGGTTAGCCCAACAGGAGTATCAGGGACAGGGCAGACAGGAAGTGTATCAACTACAGCCGATGGAAACGTCACACTCACAGGAGTCAGCGTTACCGGAGAAGTCGGCCCAGTAACTGTATGGGGGCTGATAGACGATGCACAAACACCAAACTGGAGTAATATAGATGCTTCACAAACGCCTAGTTGGTCAAGTGTGTCAACGAGTCAGACCCCAAATTGGCAAGAGGTTGCATAATGGTTCGTAAAGTTAAAAAAGTGATAAAAGGTTTAGAAAAAGCCTCTAAGACTCATAAGAAGCAAGCAGAAACGCTCAAGAAACATGTAGCTTCAGTCAAGAAACCAAAGGCTAAAAGTCGGAGAAAGTAGATGGCAGTTTATACTAATGATTTACGCCTCAAAGAAATCGCCACTGGGGACGAAAGCGGAACTTGGGGCACCAGCACAAATACAAATTTGTCGTTAGTTGCAGAGGCATTTAGTTTTGGCACGGAAGCTATTACGACGAATGCTGATACTCATACTACTACTATTGCTGATGGGTCTACTGATCCGGGGCGCAGTATTTTCCTCAAATATACTGGCACTCTCGACTCAACCTGCACCATCACTATAGGGCCAAATACCGTCTCCAAGCTCTGGCTCATAGAGAACGCTACCAGCGGCTCACAGTCGATCATTATCAAGCAGGGCAGCGGGGCTACAATTACAGTCCCCAACGGCCAGACTAAGGCCATCTATTCGGATGGGGCGGGAAGTGGCGGCGCGATGGTTGACGCCTTCCAAGATCTATCTATTCCTGACCTGTTCATTGACGATGACCTAACAATCGGCGATGACCTTGTGTTTTCTTCTGACAGTGCGGTCATCACTTTCGGCGCAGATGGCGACACGACGCTCACGCACACAGACGGTTCTGGCCTGACGCTGAACTCTACAAACAAGATCATGTTTAACGATGCGAGCCAGTTCATTCAAGGCTCGTCTGCGACGGTTCTGTCATTGGGTGCGACAGATGAGATTGATCTGACTGCTACCCTCATAGACATAAACGGTAACGCCGACGTATCAGGCACTGTTACCGCGACAGGCACTTCTGTTTTTGCCAGCCTAGACATCTCAGGCGACATAGACGTTGATGGCACTACCAACCTAGATGTCGTGGATATTGATGGTGCTGTGGATATGGCCTCTACGCTTACTACTGCTGGCGACATTTCTATAAACGCTGGGTCTGGTAACCCTTCTCTTACTATAAAAACAGCAGGGGCTGGCAATAACCCACACGTCAACTATCGTGCAGGCGATAATACTGTTTTTGATACGATGTTAGTTGCTTCAGCGGCAACTGATTACTGGCGAGTTGGGTATGGTGCATCAGGATCAGTAACTAGTGAGTTTCTAGCTGTAACTTCGGCTGGGAATGTCGGGATTGGCACTACCAGTCCGACTACATTTTCTGGATTTTTAACAGTACATCAGAAAAACGCATCGGGTAATGCTATTCATTTAGTTGAAACAGATGGTGGTGTAATAAGTCAAATAATTGCTAATGACGCTAACAGTGGTGAAGTTTTTATAGGCGCAAGAAGCAATCATCCACTGCTTTTTACCACTAATGATACAGAACGCATGCGCATCGACTCAAGCGGCAATGTCGGGATTGGGGTTTCTTCGCCGGGTGCAAAACTTGAGGTTAACGGTTCTGTTATTACGGCAAGGAATAATGGTGCAGCATACCTAATAGACCGCTCAGGATTTTCTACTTCACCTTCTTACGCTTTCTTTGGGAATGATACTACTGGTATTGGTAACCCTTCTGCTGGCGTTCTCGGATTTTCTACTGCTGGCTCAGAAGCCATGCGTATCGACTCAAGCGGGAATGTCGGTATCGGGTCGTCCTCGCCTGACACTTTGCTGAACCTTGCGGGTGATGAAACTGCTGTTATAAGGCTTGAAAATACCAATGGGTCTGCTTCTGATGGTGATGTGATCGGTGCTTTACAATTTTATAAAACAGATGGCTCTGGTGCAGGTGCAGGAGTTGTTGGACAGGTTAAAATGCTCACGCAAGGTGTTGGTTCAGGAGGCCACTTAACTTTAAGCACAGGAGATTCAAGCGCTAATGATGTCGAGCGTTTGCGTATTACAAGCAACGGCAATGTCGGGATTGGTTGTACCCCTAGTCGCAACTTAAGCATTCAAGGAACTGGAGACACTGTTGTTTCTATTTTTTCTCCGGCGGCAAACCAAGCGGCTTTATTTTTTGGTGATACTGACAGTGACTCTGTAGGCCGCGTCGCTTACGACAACAGCGACAACTCTATGCGTTTTACAACCAACGCAAGCGAAGTC